ATGTATCTGCCATTAAGCTGCCTCTTGTTTGTCTAATTCAGTCCAAACTGTAGATGGGTTGGTTTGATCTGTCCAAGTGCTACTTGCAACAATTTGATCTGTCCATGTATCGTCTGGAACAATAATATCTTCCCATTTTAAACCACCGATTGCTACAAAGCCACTTGTTTCACTTATGGTTGATGCACCTTTATAAGTAACAACACCATTAGCATCTACATCTGAAGTTGCTGGTATAGTAGAAACACCAACTGCGGTAATAAATCCTTGTGAGTCAAAGTCTGATACTGCACTTATAGTTACAGTAGCCCTATCAATTTGTGTGCCTTGTGCGGTAAAGCCTGATACTGCTGAGATGGTAGCGGTTGCTACATCAATTTGAGTACCTATAACTACAAAGTTACTAGATGCACTTATAGTGGCACTTGCAGTATTTACCTGTGTACCAATAGCTGAAGCGCCTGAAACAGCGCTTATATTTGCATCAGCCTGAAATGCAAGGTCGTTATACTTTGACCTTGAGTAGTAGCCTTGGTTATAGCCTATGGTGGCCATGATCTTAAGCTAAAGTAATGTCTAAATCGCCAGTATTAAACCTAAATACATCACCTGTACTTACAACTTTAGATGTATCTAAGTTAGCGTATGCTAATAGATTACCACCTGATGAAGCATCAAAAACACCAACAGCAACAACTGTTCCATAGTTAGCTGTAGCAGTTGGATATTCAACAGCCGCAGAGTTGCTTGCGGTAGTTGGGCTAGTTCCTGAAACGGTAAAAGCTGCGGTTTGTCTTGCATAAGCACCACCAGAAACTTCTGTACCACCACCTGTATCTGTAGGTGCTACTGTGTATAAAGCAACATAAAGTGTTGTTGGTGCTGTATAAGCAGTACCACCAAATACATGGTCTAACACTTTATCTTCTAAATAATCGCTAAATCCTGCCATATTATCTCCTAATTATTTTTCCAAACATAAGTATTTTTGCCTGCTTTGCCATAAGTTCTTCGTCTTTGCATTAACGAGCCTTTACCAAATTCAGCCTTTTCTTGTTCTAATCGCATCTCTTCTAAGGCTTTTTCAAATTGCTGTGTAAATAAAGCAACCCTATCATCTTCCATTAGATATATAGATGCGTGTTTTAAAGCACCATATAAGTATGCATCTGGGTATGAGTTCGAAATAAAGTTACTTGTATTCGAATCACTCAAAGCATCAATAGTGCCATAGTATGTTAATTGTAGCGTATAACTTGTATCTGGGGTAGGTGCTAATTCAATAGTATTATCAACCAAAGCGTAATATATAGGCTTGCCACCCACACTACCTATAGATTTTCTATATACATCTATTGATTCTATTGATTGTTGAAATAATGGACCAAAGTTATTGCCATCTATTTGTACGTTTATAGCTTCTAACCAATCAGTTGGTAATGATAAATATTGGCTATCTGCTGTTGCAGTAGCTCTTTTAATCATATCTTTAACTCTTAATCTTCTGTTAAATTCTGCTTCTGTAGCATCAATAAAAAAGTCTAATTGACTTGTTAAGTCTGATCTATTTAAAAAGTTAGCGATATTGGTTTTTAATTCTGCGTATGTCATATTCTACCTTTCCATGTTCGGAAAACTTTATTATCTGAATGGTTTAACCATTCTTTCCATTTTTTAGTGTCTTTGGCCCAACCTTCTCTACAAGCTTTTTGATATACCACCATAGGTACTTCAGCAACGTGTCTGAAGTCTTTGCCTGGTCTTAATTCAGAAAGGTTTTTACAATGCTCAATAACAGGTGCTACATCTTGAGTGGTGTGATAGATAACTTTATCATCCTCAGTAGCAAATTCATGCTTGTAGCCTTTTTTATAATCTATGATTGTACTTTTAGCCATGAGGTAATTCTACCACAAAAAAAAGGGTTCAGACCAAAGCCTAAACCCTTTAATAGTATTACAACTTACGATACGTTTAAGTCAGCAACAATACCATGAGCAGCTTCGTTAGATACTTCTAAACCATACTCAGCCACAATCATTTTTGTTTCTGCATCGCCTATAGTCGCTATATCAATTGTTTCAAAGTTTCTTAAGTAAGATACTTTTGCAAACTCTGGATCAACTAATAATAGTGATCTTTCTCTTGATCTGTTTGATGGAACGATTTTTAGTTCACCAAAGTCAGATGAGTAGATAGCTACTGAAGCTTCTACTGTGTTTGCATCAACAAATTGTCTAGCTTGTGATCTACCTGTGAAACCAGAGATTACTCCCTTGTTGTGTGGGCCACAAATAGCTAAATTAGGTTCTGCACCGTTAGCAAACATATCCTGTAGAACATCTTTTAGTAGATCTTCTGTAAGATCTCTTGGTGTTCCATCAGTAGCTGCTGTAGTATCACTACCATCAGCACCACCAGCTCCTCTGCTTTTGTTGGATGTAATCCAAGCTTCAAAAGATCTAGTTTGTCTAGCTGTTGTAACGTTACCTTCGTTTTTAGCATTGTTTTGACATAGAGCTTCTTCCATATCTCTTTTCAAGGCTTTAGCCATAATAGCTAATTGGTGTGCCATTTCTGATTTTTTACCAGCTGCATCTGAAGCCTCTTGTGAGCCTGTTACAGTTGCATCTCTGTAAGAAATCTGACATACGTTTTTCACCCTTGAAGTAGGTGTTGATGTAGCTCTTGTAAGGTTAAATCCTTCTAGCTGACCAGTACCAGACGGTGTTGGTAATGATTCTGTTTGCCATTCGAATAAAACATTTTTTACATTTTTTGTGCCGATTGATGACATAAAAGGTGTTTGCATTGGAGAGATGTTGTAAATAATATTACTTAGATCTTCTCTGTCAGCAGCAGCCTCATAAGTGTCAAAGGCATTTTGGACTTGCGCCATAATAATTCTCCTAAATTAATTGTTCAAATACTTTAGCCGCATCTTGGACTTTGCCAGATTTAGCCAACCTTTGTTTTGCTTTTCTCACAGGAGTTATCGTTTTTTTCTTGGTAACTGTTCCAGGTCTTGCAACTCTAGCTGGAGCTTTTTGTGTTGGTTTCTTTTTCACGGTTTCGGCAATCTTGTCGTTTAACCATGCTTTTCGTAAACCAAGTAAAGCTCGGTAGTCATACACAGAATCAACTTCTTGTTGAGTATATTCAAGAGTGTTAATTGCATAATCTCTGATAGCAGCTTTTTCTTTAGCAGCTACCTCTGGATTTTGCCACTCTGGGATTAATTCAAGAAGTCTTTGCTGTCCAAACTCAACTTGTTGTTGAATTAGTTTTTGCTGTTCTGCAAAAGCCTCTTCTTGAAGTCTTTGCTGTTCAGCTTGTATAGCTTGAGCCTTCTCTTTCTTTTCATCCCAAAGTTGTTTTTCTCTTACATAACCAACAGGATCATCTTCGTATAGTTTGCTCCAATCTGGTTCGTTAGCCAATTCACCCTTTAACTGGGCTTCCATCTTCGGTAACAACTGCGAATAAATCGCATCTCTTTGCGCTAACTCTGCTTGCTGCTGCTCAATAGTTTTTCGCTGTTGAGAGAGTTCTTGAGTTTTACGCGTATAGTCTTGCTGACGAGAATATCCGTTGATAAGTTCCTCTTGCGTGACCTCTATATCTTGACCATCTACTTTTACAGTAAATGTTAAAGGTTGCTCGATTTCCTCTTCAACATTGGTTTGTTCTTCATCGCTTTCTTCTTCGTATTCATCTAATTCAGCAGCAATCTCATCATCTATATCATCTAAGATTTCTTCATCATTATCAGAATACTCTTCTTCTACTACTTGTGTTTCTTCGACTGTCTCTTCAACCTTATCCTCTTCGGGGGTTAAAAAACTTTCAAACGCAGTAGTAGTTTTATCTAATTCCGTTTGTAAAGCAGTCGGTTTTCCGTTATTGCTCATAAAATACTCCTTATGTATTTAAAGGTATATTATACAAATAAAATGAGGTTTTTAACCAATTTTTCTAATTTTGTTTATATTAGCTTTGGTTAGTTTGCCTTTTTCAGCAATAATTCTAAGATGTCTTTCGACTTCTGGTAGGAGCAAGATTGATCTGTGTATATCTTCTCTTGCTTTTACATCATCAATGTTTCTAAGATTTAACCAATGAGTGATGTATTCGTTTTTTAAATTTTCGATAGCTTCTTTAAAAACATCTGATTCTAATATCTGTTCAGCTTGTGCAGCTTTAACTACTTCTTCGTGTGTTATTGACATTATCTAAATAAATTAATTGGTGGTAATCCGCGTCTATCAATAGACATAAATCTATCTCTAGGTCTTTCTATTCTATCAGGTACATCTAATAAAGAGGGGGCTTGAGCCAACGGTTGTGGTGTTGTAGTAAGGGGTTGCGTTGGTGTGACCATTGGCTCAATGGGGGGTAACATATTTTGTTGAACAGGTGGTTGTTGGATAGAC